ATCCGCGTCGGTCGTGCGCGTCCACGAACCAGCAGCGCAGAGGTAAATACCGTTGTTCTGCGAGAGCGACTGATTCTTAACCAGCACGCGGTTGCCTGCAATAATTGCAATACCGTCAATCGTCTGCGTCCCACTGAGCGTGATGTCAGCCGTCGTCGCTGCAACGCAACTAGCCTTCGCATCTAGACCCTGCGCGACGGTGTCGACGTAGAGTTTGTTGGCGATGTCAGTCGATGCACTGGGCGTAGTCGAGATCGTTCCAGCAGTCGCGGTTAAATTCGCAATCGTCCCAAGTGAGGTCAGCGATGAAGCCGTGACGCCTGATGCCAGCGTGTTGCCGGTAAGCGTGCCAGCCGGAGCAATTACCGCCGCAGTCGTGATCGAGGTCGTCAGACCCTTGGCGTTAATCGTTACGACTGGAATTGCCGTGCTGCCGCCTGTCGTCCCCGCCGTAGCGACGGTGGCGAGCGTTCCCGCCGCCGTGACGTTCCCGCTGCCATCGAAGCTCGGTGAGGTATAAGCCAGATCGCCTGTGATCGCGATTGTGCGACCTGTCGCGAGAGCCGTTGCGGTTGCCGCGTTACCAGTCGTGCTGCCGGACGATCCGCTGACGTTGCCGGTTACGTTGCCTGTAAGATCCGCTGAAATTGTTCCTGCGCTAAAGTTGCCGGACGCATCACGAGCCACGATTGCGGATGCGGTGTTAGCATTAGTTGCAGTCGTCGCCGAGTTGCTAACCTTGAGTGCGGTTGCAATAGTATCCAGCTTAGTGTCTACGATGGCCGCGCTTGCGTTGATGTCAGCGTTGACAATGACACCTGCTGCAATCGAAGTGGCATTGCCCACGCTGGTCACGTCGCCAGTCAAATTAGCGTTCGTGGTTACATTTGATGCGGTTCCAGTTAGGTTTGCCGTAATCGTTCCAGCTATAAAATTACCTGATGCGTCACGCGCTACAATAGCAGATGCCGTGTTTGCGCTCGCTGCTGTGGTTGCCGAGTTGCTGACCTTTGAAGCGGTCGAGATCGTCGCGAGTTTTGTGTCTACGATTGCAGCCGAAGCGCTGATGTCGGCATCAACAATGCTAGTCGCTAGATTTAGTTTGCTGTAAGCAATAGCTGCGCTCGCGTTTACGTCAGCATTTACAATCACGCCGGACGCAATTGAGGTTGCATTCCCGACGCTTGTTACATCGCCGGTCAGATTTGCGTTTGTGCTAACATTGCCAGCGGTAAGACCTGCTGCCGTGCCAGTGATGTTCGTTCCCACCAGCGCAGAAGGTGTGCCGAGGGCTGGAGTGACTAAGGTCGGAGAAGTTGCGAACACGAGCGCACCGCTGCCCGTTTCGTCGCTGATTACGCCAGCAAGTTCCGCTGACGTTGTCGCCGCTAAAGCCGAGAGCTTGTCAGTCGTAACGACGAGCGTCTTGTTTGCTGGAATCGTCGTGCCGTTCAGAATTGTTGTGCTGCTCGATGAGAGAGTAGTAGCAGCAACGGTCGAAGGGTTACTCGCGCCGATCGCCGTGTTAGTGATGCCGACCGCAGAATAATCCGTGGAAACTCCAACGACGGAACCGACGCGACCGAACACGCTCGAAACCTTGTCTGTGTTATCGACTTTCGTCCAAGTGCTAGTGCCGAAGATCGCCCAGTCCCCAATTTCCCAGTCGGTTACACCGTTGAGATTTGTTGAACCCGCAACGCTGACGATATAGAAAAAGCCAGTCGTGCCGACGCTCGATGTGAGTGTCGGTGTGTTTGTCGATGCGTTCCAAGAGCCTTGAAAGTTTACGCCGCCAGTTGCCGTAACCGTAATCGAGCCAGCACCATTCGTGATGGATATACCGTTACCGGCAGTCAGCGTCGACTTGACGTAATCTTGACCGTTACCGATCAGAGTTTCTCCATTGCTTGGAGTTCCAGTAAGTTCCGTGATCGAAGTGATGCCAGCACCGACACCACCCTTCGACGAGTTGAGCGTCCACGCCGTCGAGTTCATCGTCGGCTTTTCCGTGGTCGTCTCGTTTGCGATGAAGCTGTTGCCGTTAATCGACACGAGATCGAGCTTGTTATACGTCTCGCCGATCTGCCACTTGCCGCGAGGATTCAAGCTCGCTGGCTCCGCAAATTCTTTCCGCAGTTGGTCGATTTGATTCGCTCGCGGGAAACGTGAAAGCTCATCGAGGACGATCTCTTTGACCGCTGAAGGTAAAGCAATCGCAGCCTCTGCGATCCGTGCCTCTGCCTTGATCAGCAGTCGATCATTCTCCGCACGCTCATTCATCAACACCGAATACTTTTGCGCGGTCGTGTCCTCTAAACTGACTGCAAGTTCCGCAATCTTTTGCTTGAGCGAGTTGCCTAGGATGGCGTGTTCGCTCTGTGATGCGGTCAGTAAATAAGCCTGCAACTCCTCGCGCATCGCTGGCTCGATCTCATTCAGATTACGCTCGATCTCGACCGAGAGATGCGTGCGAAGCTCCGGCAACGACTCAACGAGTTTGCGTAGTTCAACGCGCTGGATGATTGCCAGCTCGATTAGGTTGTCGATTTGAGTCTGCGTGTGGATCATGTTATTTTGGTAAGTTCGATGATTGATTTTTCACCAATGATGCTAGCCTTGATTTCATCGACTCGCAGATTTTGCTTGCTGCGATAATTCTGCACGGCGTCCAGCCACTCCTCTGGTGCTGGTGTGATTGCCGCGAACGTCTGACGCACCTCTGCGGATGCCGCATTGATTTTCTGCGCGTCGGCTTGCTTGTTCAATCGCTCTACGATTGAGGTCGCCCAGACGTAACCTTCATCGCCACCCCAGCCGTTCCACGCTTGCCAGCCCTTGCCTTTTTCGTCCCACGTCTCGCCCTGCTTGTCGGCCTCGTGCCGGTCAAAAAACGCTTTCATGCGCCGCACTGTGTCCTCGGACTGAGGGCGCTTATTCATCAGATCGCGAGCGCGAGCCAAGCCGACCGAGGTCATGCCGCGTTGTGATGCTGGCTTAGTATCACGCACCTTGAGTGCTTGCCTTGCGTTCTCTGCGATCGCGTTTGTCGGAATGTAAGTGCCGTCGGCAAAGTTTATCGTGACGTGTTCTGATTCAAACGGCTGCAACGGTAACTCAGCCGGTGTATCTGTGGTTGTAACCTCGACTGGTTTTTCACTCTGTTGTGCGCTTGCGTTCTGCGCGTCTGCCGCTGCCGCACCGACGTTCTCACCCGCTGCCGCTGCCGCTGCCGGAGTCGATGGCAGTGAGTTGGTAACAAGCCGGATCGAAGTCTCCGGCACTTCGTATTTCGTAGAAAGTTCTTTAACGAAGCTCGCCTCGATTGCGATCTGCTCAAGCCGCGCAAAAGCATCCGTGCCTTCTTCAGCCGCGATCTCTTGCAGCGACTTCGCGCCTTGCCGGTTCTCGTTCATGTTCGCCGCAGACTCGCGACCGACATCGATCGAGAGCTTTGCAGGGAAACGCCACTCGCCCATCGTTGCGCGGCGCAAGGCTTGCACCATAGTCTCGCCAGCCAGCAACTTCGGTGGCGCGATCTCGTTGCGTGCAATCGCGTCCAGAATCACCGCGTCCTTGATTGGATCAAGAACCTTATCGACTAGCACGCCTTGATGCCGCGTGAACACGCGATCCGCTGCCGCAAATTCTGCGCGAACGCTTGGGCCTTTGTAGTCTTGCGTTCCGAATAAAACGCCTTCCGGCACGCCGACACCGAGAGCGATCTCGTGCATCAAGTGCTGAACAAAGCCAGCGAACGCTTGCGAAGGTCTCGACGGCATGACCTCGATCTTATCCGCGTTACCGAAATAACGGATCGTGCCGACCTCGCTAAGTTCATTCTTCTGCTGCTGTCCACTTGGCAGCGTGTTTGCGGGGGTAGGTTGAAATAAGTTGCGAGGATTTGCCGTGCCGCGATCTGTGAAAATTAAAGCAGCTTGCTGCGAAGCGAAACGGACACCCGCTTTTTCGGCTTCGAGGATTTCGTAGAGGCTACGCGCCGTCCTGATGGCCGCGTGGAAATCGGTGACTCCACGATACTGATCGACTCGGAAAGGGTCGAAGTAATGGCAAAACTGCGCCGCTGGAATATCTTCCGCGCCGAAGTAAACGCCGTTTTTATCGACTCTAAAAATGCGGTAAGCAATCGGTTGACCATATTCATTTGTGATAATTCCTTGGGTATAGTTTTCTGCATCAAGTCCAGAATTGTTTGGATTGCCAATGCGCGTGCTTGGCACGAGTTGCAACTTGAGTTCCTCGCCTACGCGCCGGATCACGAATCCGCAATCGCCGTCAACTGGTCGCTCTTCGGCTGCAAGCTGCACGAGCTTCTTAAACGAATGCCGACCAGTTACATCAGCGCGTTTGCACCAAGCGTGGAAGTATTCGCTGATCGTTGCGTTGTAAGCACGGTCACCTGTCGCCGGAGAATACTCGTGCGGCGTTAAATAGTTGCCAAACTTGCGACTGACCTCCCGCGCCTCCGGCAGATTCTCGACCAGATCGCGAGCTTCCCACATCATGACGATTCGACTGCGCTGCGTCTGGCTCGACTCAGAAGGCAAGCCCATCGTTTTGGGCTGGTATATTCGCGAGCTTTGCGATGCGTTATATTCAAACAACGCCTTGCTCACGCGAGCCTCCAAACGCTTCAACGACCATTGCGGCGCGACATTATCCAGCGCACGCTCAATCCAAGGACGATTTTGCAGGACTTTTGAAGCGTCGAAGTTTTCCATGTTTTATAGACCGTTAAAGCTCGCGAAGGTAACTGTATCGGTGCTTCCGTTGCCTTCGTCAATAGCGCCCTGCAACTGACCTAACATTTCATTGAGGCGACCTAAGTCGGCACGCGACACGCTTTTACCGTTCAGCGAGTAGCTCTGATTGAGCAAGCAAGCCTCGATTGCGGAGACCACTTTGGTTTTTAACGCGAGCAAAGTCGCTTGCTCAATACCGATGAAAGGATTGTCGAGTGCCATGCAATAACGCACGGCGTGTCAAATTAGACAGATACTGTTGATGGTGTAAAACGACCATCCTTGCGATAGCAGTCCGGCAATTTGAAATCAATTTTAGCTCCTTTCCTGCTATTAAGTGAAAATGGCAAAACCTGCAAATTGCGATGACAATGAGAGCCTCCGGCAGCTAAAGGAACGATGTGATCGACCGCGTGTCTGATGCCGGTGCAATAACTTACTCGATTTGCAATCTTGTAAAAACCATCAACGACCGATCGCCATGAGTCGGTCGGAACTGCTTTCATTTGTCTGGCTCTCCTAAGTTCTTCGACTGCTGTGCATTTATCCCTGTTTGCAGCTTTCCAACGCCTAATATTTTCAGCCGCTTTCATA